TCAGTCGCCACCGCCGGTATCTGGCGGGGCCTGGTACTGCACGGTGGTGGTCGGCGACGAATTTCCCCACAGATCCACGCAGCGGATCGAAAACACGACGTCTCCATTCGTGCCCAGCGGCAACGGCACGTCCGCATACGGCTCGCCGTTGGGCAGACCGCTCCAGGTGAAGCCTGGGAAGTCGCCGACGGACGGCGCCGTGATGTAGTGCCGCGCCGCGTCGCTGGCCGTGGACCAGACTAGGCGCAGCGCCAGGCCAGACTGCGCCTGGACGACCGTGCCGCCCGGTGCCGCCGGGGCGCTGTTGGTCACGGTGATGGATGCCTCGGCAGACGGCCCGGCCACGTTCACTTCGAGTACGGTGAATGTCACCTCTGGGCTGACCGCTCCGCTTGCGACGGCGTCGTCATACGTCCACTCGATCACAAAGTTGGTCGTGTTGAACTCGCGCCGCATGACGCCGCCAGTCCACACGCGGATGGTCCGAAAGTCGCCGCGTGCGTTGCTGATGTTGACGCGCACCGCCTTGCCCGCCCACGGTTCCTGTAGAGTGAGTGTGGGCGACGGCGGCGGCATCGTCATTTCGCTGATGACGCCGGTCCAGTAGGCCCACGGCCCAGGCATGGCGCCGATCGCGCGCGCCCGCACGTGCCAGGTACCCACGCTGAGCGTGCTGCTGATGCTTGGCGTGGTGGCTGAGCCGAGCAACGCCCAGGTCAGGTTGTCCGAGCTCGCTTCGAACTCGTATCGCTCCGCACCGCGCGCGGCCGTGGCCGTGACGGTCTGCTGCCCGTTGACCGAACCACCCACCGCCGACACCGATGCCACCACCGGAGCCGCCGTCACGCCCGGCAGCAATGAAGCCGGTGCCGGTGGTGGAGCCGATCCGCCCTCTTCCGCCTCATGCACCGACGGCGCGTAATTCGTCAGGCGCAGCTTTACCTTGCCGTCCTCGTCCGGCTCGGCTGCGAGCATCACGCAGTCCAGGCCGCGACGCTCGCCGGGCCCGAACACGTAGATGGTGGGCTCCGACCGGCGCCCATCAGAGACGTACATCTCACGCCGCACACCTTCGGCCGCGACCACCACGCAGGAAAACTCGTCCGGCCCGGGCGTGACCAGGTACGGCCCATCTGCAGATCCATTGCGCCGGCGCAGCGCCAGGTAATGCGACTCAGCGCCGAACCACTGCAACGGCTCGCTGGTGCGCAGCAGGCCGCTCACCGGGTCGAACTGCTCCACCTGGCCGGATAGGCCCCACTGCGGGACGTCGTGACTGACCGCCACGAATCCGCCGTACCGTGGAATGTTGCCTTCCATCTCAGTCGTGAAGCTGATCGCGCGGCGCTGGTCACGATTGGCCGCGGCCATCGAGATGCCTTCACGCCATGCCTGATCGCGGTCGGTGATGCCCCAGAACTGCACGTTGGCCGCCTTGTTGGCCGTCCCGCCCTGCAGGATGCACGGCACCTGGGCCGGCTTCCAGGTCTGCGGGTCGGTGTACTCGACCACCACGTGATCGGCCGCGTCCACATCCGGAAAGGCATAGTCGATGGCGAACGATCGGGCCACCATGTTGTGCGGCGTGAAGACGGCCTCGCGGATGGCTTTGGGCTCGGTCCGCACCACGTCGATCACCCCGGCGTAATACATCGGCACGGCACGGCCCACGCGCGCGATCTGCGTCACCGCGTCCCACAGGGTGGACGTCGTGTCGAAAACGCCATCGCAGTAGTCGCCACGGGCTGCCCATACGCCAGCCAAGCGCAGCAGCTCGTCAAGGTTGATGCGCTTGTCCGGCAAGCCGCGACCGTACGTCGTGTTGCGGAACGCGTCCGCGATAGCCCACGCGGGGTTTCGGGTGGCGACCGGCGCCGACCAGGTCGCGCCGTCCCAAACCGGCAGCTTGCGCGTGCCGAGTACGTTCACCCGCCGCGCGGTGTTGCCGTTCAGGTTGTTGGTCGCCTTGATGACCATGGCTAGCAGCGTGACGTCGCCGTAATAGCTCTTGCTGGGCAGATAGGCACGCATGCCGGCCCAGTACAGCGTGTTGCTTGCGCGCGAGTCCAACGCCTTGTCGCCCACGCGGCGCACGCGCACCTGGTAGCGGCCCGGCGGTACCGGATAGCGGCGCGAGATGACCTGCGCCTTGTCAGTGGCCATCGTGAGCGTCTCACCGCCGATGGGCAGCCAATCGCCAGCGCCGGCACCAGCCCCGTCGACCCGCTGCGCCTGCACTTCGAACGTCATCGACAGCGCATCCAGGCCGCCGCTGTCGTTGGCGTAGAACAGGCCCTGGTAGCTTAGGTCGATCGCGATCCAGTTGGCCTCGGTGTTGGCCGGGTTCGCCACATATGGGCCCTTCCAGCCGTCGCCTGCGTTCGCCTCGTTGGCCGCCAGCAGCTCCAGGTTCTGCACGGTGTCGCTCGTCACGACGTTGTCCGGGAACAGAGTCACCGCGCCGCCGGGTTTGATGACCTCGTATTGCACCTCGCCGAAGGACGTGATGTCAGTGTCTTCGATGCGGATCTTCTCGATATCGATCTCGCCCTGTGTCAGGCAGAACAGCTGATACAGGTACTGCTCGTTGCCGATGTTCTCGACATAGGGCTGGGCCGCAAAGTCCGGATACAGGCGGAACCGGCCATACAGGACAGGGATCGCCTCCAGCAGGCGCGCGGCATTGCCCTGCGCCCCCACCGTGTAAGTCGGGCTGGCAGCCTCCCGCGCCGTCGCCGATGCAGCCTTTGGCGGGGGGAGCAGCGCGTTGATCAGGAGAGAGCCGGCCAGCATCACCCCCGCGCTCAGCAGTGCACCGGCGGTCGACGCAACCACCGCGCCGTTTGCCAGTGTCATCGTCAGCCCCGCCAGATAGGGCGCGTAGATCGATGCCGCGATCAGCGCCACCTGCAGCACGACCTGCAGCGGGTTCGATCCGCCACCGCCCTGCGGCAGCAGCATCACCGCACACACGTCGTCTGCCGCGATCGCCCGGCCCCAGTCCTTCTGCATCAGCGGCGCGTCGTTGACCACCACGATGAACGGGTGCCGCCGCTGCAACTTGCGGCCGCGCCCGGCAATGAGCCCGCGCCCGCGCAGCAGCGTGTCTACGCGCGTGCGGCGGCAGACTTGAACGACCTCGCGTCCGACCTGCGGGCGGAACGGGTCACGGCAAACAATCAGATGGGCCATTGTGGAACCGGTAGTATTGAAGTCGAGAAAAGCCCAGGAGGCGCAGGCCCGCGCGCGGCGTCCAGATGACACCGCGGCCCTGCATGGCATGCAGCACGCCGCCACCGTCGATATCCAGCCAGACGCCGACGTGCGGATCATCCCCGCCGCGCAGAAGCACCCCCGCCCCATGAAACGGCGCAGGCACCACCTCCCAGTCGCGAGCCTGCATGTGTGCCGCGTACGCTTGGCGCGCAGCATCGCCCAGCGCCAGGTCGGGCAATGCGACGCCGAAGTGATCGCGCTGGACGGCCTGCAGCAGGCCCCAGCAGTTGAATTCGTCCGGCCCGATAGCGCCCGCGCGCCACGGCAGCCCGATGTAGCCGTTGACCGCCGCCGGCGTCATCGCACCAGCCCCGGAAAGTCGTCAGGCGTGTACCTGCGCCGAGGAAACGGCCAGTTGTGCACGTCGCTGAGCGTCGCGGTGCCCGTCACCTGGAAGACGTCGGCGTGCACGTTGGTGAGCGTCATGGTGTATGGCGGGTCCATCTGCGGCGCCGACAGATCGCTGGCCAGATACGTCCGGTACGTCACCTCGATGCGGGCCGTCTGCGCGATCGCCTGCTCCAGGTGGGATGTCACCTCACGGCTTGCGTTGTCCAGGGAGATGCGCATGGTGGGCACCGAGCCGGCCTCGAAGCCGGGCAGCGAAAACCGGAACGCACCCGGTATGAACTTCACCACCTTGCCCGCGTCCATCGGCGCATCGTCTTCGAGCCGCGCTTCTATTTCCTCGTAGCCGATGACCACGCGGATCGCGGTCGGCTTGCCGTCGTCGTCGATGAAAGCCGGATGCCGGATCTCGATCGTGTCGAAGATCACGGCATCCGCCGGCGCCGACGCGTAGGCCTCGGCCAGGGCTTCACTCAGTCCGCTTTTTGCTGCGGCCATGCACCCTCCAGGCGAAAAAAAACCCGCGCGCGGC